TTCTTGTGCTATAACTAATTGCTTTGCAGTGTCAGTTGTCATGTGCATTCGCAAAGCAATTTTCTGATATTCCAAATCTGTTTCAGCTACTTTGTTCATCAAAGCTGTTGTAGCAGTAACAGCAGCAGCAACAGCACCGACATAACCAAACATTTGTTTGATCAGAATATTTGTTGCTTGATTTTTTGATAGAGCACTGAGAGAATTTTCCATCTCTTTCAAAGCTTGGCGAACACGGGCCTGAGCAGGATTATCAATATCAAACCCCAATCGAACCAGATATTCTTTTATGACGTCAGCAGCAACCATTATTTGTTCTCACTCAATGATCTTTGGTACTCTTGTATACGTCTTTCGTTTTCATTTTTTACTGTCTGCATTTCATGCCAGTCCAGTAAATCATCGTAAGTGTAAGTGCCGTCCCACACTTGATATTGTTGCCAAGCTCCTGCCATCACAGGAGCATAAGCAAACGTGTCAACGTTTACACATTGGATCAGGTCAATGGGGCAAAACCACTCTTGAACATTTCCAACGTGTTTGCGTCGAAAAAACTTTTCACGTTGTACCCCAACACATTCACAGTCAAGAGCAACGCCATAGCAGCATCTTGTTCAATGTCAGGAACCCCCCACCTTCCGTCAGGAAGCATAACAGGTACAGGTGCAATTGTGCCACCGGCAGGGACAATCTCTGCACAGCATTTCAGACAGTCTTTCTGAATTTCAATGAATTTTTCTTTTGGCATAATTGAAACAGGCTTTCCTTCTGCAGCAGAAGGAAGCCCTTCAATCTGTTCACCAATTCCCATAGGAAGGATTTGGGTGAGAACTGCATAAACAATGTAGGAACCTGTCAATGCATCGAACTTACTCAAACGGAATTTTCGTTTTCCAATCTCAACATCTTTAAATGTTTCTCTCATTTTTCATTCTCCCTTTTTCTGAAAAATTTTACCAGTTGGTGTTTACAATGTTTGCTGCCCACAGAGTCCAGCTCACTCTGGCCCCCTGAGCTTCATAACTCTTGTCGGGAATTTTACCAAAACTCACCCCCGTACACACATGACTTGATCCGTCACTCACATTACGAAGCACCACTGCCGCAATCGCCCACTCCGCTGCGGAAGCAGTTAACAGGTAATTGTACAAGGCTAAGAGATATTTGTGAACAAGGGACGTCTGCTGACACTCAATAACAATCTGCCCATTGTTGCCTTCAATCTTGGAAACCATAATGCTTCCATCAGCGGCAGCATCATGAGCAGTTTTTTCCGTCAGCATACTAACAGTCACACGCCCACTTCCTTCCCCCGTAAAAATGAATGGGGTTCTCATTGGATGGGAGATTGCACCTGCCAAATCCAAAAAGCTGTATGTTGAATTTCTAGCCATAACTTTTCCTCCTTATCTGTTAACGTAGACCCCAATGGTTATATCATGCACAGCTCCCGCCTCTTTAATGGAAATATAAATTGGCATTGCCTTTCTTGCTTCCCTGTCTGCATAAGTCTGTTCACTGAAAGATTCAGACTGGCAAACATAACCTTTAGTGAGTACGTCACCATATTTTAAATTTAAAACTGTAACCCCTGTCCAAACCCCCGGAGCAAGAAACCCTCTGTCAACTGCAAGTTCGCAAGCCTGCACACAACCCAAAATAAGCTGTGCCTGTCCTGCGTCAGTCTGAGGAATCTTCGTGGTCTGATAAAGCAAATCCATCATATTCAACTGAATGTCATTTCTCAACATATCAAGATTGATTCTTTCATCAAAGAAGCTACCGTCAGACATTTTTCCCTTCTGGAAAATGTTGTAGTAGTTTCCATAATTCAAATAGACATTCAGGTTCTTGCCATTCAGATAACCCACCTGAGTAGTCGTCAGGTCTTCCACATTGATTCCAACTTCTGCTTTAAACATTAAAGTGTAAGCAGAATTTGCAAGACCATTGTTTGCACCCATTGCATAACCCATGATTGCCACAATAGCCAGATTGTTATCAGTAGAGTACTGACCGACAGTGTTTTTGTAACTCAAAGCTTTCAACAACGATCCAATGTCGGTTGTTGCACTTGTGATACAGTCTGCATCGGAAGTTGTATAAGCATACACCGTTGATGGAACTGCTGCTTCTGCCCATGCAGCCAAAAGCAAATGATCAGCTTTCTCAGCATCGGGACAAACAGCAACATACCATTCTGAATTTGCCTGTCTGCAAGCTTCAACTGCTTCCACAAGAGTTTCAGCAGGGGAAGTGCTTTGACAACCAACCCACAAGGTTTTTGGGGCAGGATTCTGACTGAAATAAAGTAGGGCTGCCATGTATTCAGTATCAGTTGTAGAAAACCCATCCGTCAGCATGTCAGAAGCTGTGTTGTATTCCCGAACCCTTTCCGTCGTATCAATCACTCCCGCCGTTCCTACAACAAGTAACTGATTAAACGTTGCCCTTGGAGCAGACAAAGGGGAAACATACTCAGAAATAGCAACAATGTTGTTTAGATTCTGTGTAGTCATTTTATTATACCTCTCTTATTGGTTTATCGTAAATTCAATATTGACACCGTTTTCTCTATCAATTTCAATGTCAACACTTTCAACCGCATTTTGTTCCCTTGTGTCAGTAAGCAGTTCGTTGAACTGTAACTGCATATCCCCTCTTTCCCACCACTGACCCTGACCCGGTTCAGGAGCACGTCGGGGTTCAATGGTGCCCGGTATATAAAAAATCTGTTCAGCGGATAATGTATGCCGAACGGATTCATAAAACATTGCTGTTTTTATTTTTTTCAAATTATAAAGAGCGTCTGCACCATAAGCAATAACGTTCAACCCCATCACCCTTGTCATTCCTCTGGTTTCCAAAAGATCAGGGGAACCTTCATCATAGCTTACGTCCTGCTGTCTATTGATTTGGTGATCAATAGGAACAGCCATAATAAAAATTACATCATCCGTTATCTTGAATGCCGGTGGCCCCTCTGTTTCCCATCCTATCCGAACATCATTAGGTTTTGAAACAGACCAATCCAAAATATCAACAATGATAGGTTGGAGAATGTCTTCAAATTCTGCAATGGTTCGCATAGCCATTCTTAATCACCAGCCATCCTTTGAGCAATACCTTTGTAAAAACCAAAATCCGAATAATTGTTAACACTAATCAGTTTCCATAAATCACCTTTCCATAAAATTTTATCCGACGTTCCTTGTCGATCATTGCTTGTTATGTACAAAGGTGTTTTGGTATAAATTGAAATAGTGCCCACAACCCTATCTGCTTCTGGGAGCATGTTCAACTCTTTTGCACTTGCAGGAATAATCACACCTACCATTGAAACTTCAGTATGCGTTTCAACCCATCGACCATTTACAAATTCGCCTGAACTGCGATACACAGTAAACTTCTGTGAAAAATCCGGATCAGTAATTAGCTCTCTTACATTAATCATGCATCCCTCAACACGTACGTAATCGCTTTTCTCATTTCTCCGGTGTCCACAAGAGGAATAATACTTGAAGTGTCAATCTTCTTTTTCCCCTTACCATATTTCCTAATCTTTGCATTTTTAGTTGATTCTGCAAGTGGGTCCCAACCGTTCTTCGGGTTCTTAAACCACTCCCTGCAAACATTTTGCGCTTGTAAACCGGCAGCATTTAATCCGGCAACAAATCCAGCTTGATCGCCATTTAATCCCTTATTTACTGCGGCAATTAATTGCCTGGAAATCTTTGCTTTATTGGTTTCATCTTCAATTGCAGGTTCAATGACCGGTCTTGCAGGGAGATGACGAAGAGGACTGCCCTTTGAATGTATCATCAATAAAGAAGCATTTGTCATTTCTCCATCATCCCTCTTGCTGTTCTCTTTCGGAATGCCGACATAAACAGCCTTCTTCTTTAATTGAGCCAAGACCTTATCAAGATCAATATTGACTTTTCTTTGAACCTGAACTGTTACCATGTTTCACCAACATAAGGAACTGTTACATCGGCAGTAAGCAGTTGAGCACCACCAATACCTACAATCCTTGCCAGTCTTAAAAGCTCTCTACCATATCGAGTTAAGTTATAATTACCACCGCCTTCTTCATTTGAGGCACTGGTATCATAATTGATTGAAACGTCTCCGACACTCTTTCCTGCAATCAAGCCTGTTGACTGAAGAACACTTGATCCTTGGTTTGCCGCTGCCACCGCTTGCGCAGACAAAGCAATATTATGAGCAACAAAAAGATATTTTCCATGAGTAAGCAAATTCCCCCAACGGTCAGCATTTAGACGAAGCTCTGCTATGCTCCCCCAGTATTCAATCTGTGCTGGAGAATATTGATTATCATCAGCAAACTCGGGAAATACCTTCTTAAATTCACAAGTGTCTGTAGCCATTTTTAACTCCTTACTTTGCCCGCTTCTTTTTCTTCAAAACAGGCTTCTTAACTTCTTCAACAGGCTTCTTAACTTCTTCCTTTGGAGCAGCGATAGATTCTTTTACATTGATTTTCTTTTTCGGAGAAG